GAAATACCCATGGCGCCGCGCCGCCGCGGCGATGATTTCCTTCGGCGTTTTTTAGGGCTTGTTATTATCGGTTTTCTCATAAAACTCTTCCATTCCTTGAATAAGACTCATGATATCAGCGATATCCAGATTGTCAATACTTTCGGTAGCTACTGACTCAACCCATTCACGCTGTAGTATGTTTATAGGTATTACGCGCCGTGTTTTAAAGTCTATTACATTATCCATACATATATAGCTTTCATTTTTTGGATGGTTCCGGGGATTTTTGAGCTAATTCTTCAAATGTATGACACCTATATTGTTCTATAGATTTTCCACCATCATAAAATTTATCATCTCTTTCGTTCCATTGAAAGCGTAATCTTCCAAAACCACTACAATGAAAATCTATCATTTTTGTCCATACATCCTTAGGAAAATACATATAATAAACTTGATTATTATTTTTATTATACAAAACTCCTCGAATATCTCCTTTCTTATATCCACCACTAGTTGTTACTACACCAGCTAACTCACATGTGTGAGTCCACACACCCAAATCAGAAATCGTTCCCGTTTTAACATCTGAATCATCATCATAGTCTCGTAATTCTTCATCAACAAATTTATACCCATTTCCGCGAAATTCAAGAGCTTCTTCTATAAATTTCTCAGTTCTAAATTTATCCGGATAATCTTTAGCGTATTCAGCGAATTCTGAATTATCTATAAATAATGGATGATGATCTAGCAATACTTCATTAATTAATACAGAATCTTTACACATCTTACTTCTCTTTAAGTTGTTACATTAGCCATACATATATACTATACGATTATGCGTATTTTGTCAACTAAAGTTGAAGCTAATTCTATTTTTTCTCTTTGTATTCCAAATAAATATATGGAAAGACGGTGCCCATTCAAATGATTTTAAGTTCTTTGATAAGAACATTAAAGAACTATTCACTATCGGCGGAACTGGGTTACACTGCTACAAATATCTCGGAATTCATGACCAAGGTAACACCAATGATTTAAGCCAACCAAACCCTACTCAGGATGATCCTCTTGCTATACAAGATTTTTTGTTTTTAGAGAACAGGGATCGCAAATATTCGCAAGATATATATAGTCTACGCGGCATCTACAATGTAGCGGACACGGATTTCGATTTAAGTCAGTTTGGATTATTTCTACAAAACGATACGCTGTTCATTACACTTCACTTAAGTGATATGGATAACATATTAGGGCGTAGATTAATGAGCGGCGATGTTCTAGAGCTACCCCATCTTAAAGACTATAACAGCTTAGATACAAGTTTAGAGGTAGCACTAAAACGCTTTTATGTAGTGCAAGAGGGTACAAGACCCACAGAAGGGTATAGCCCAACCTGGTGGCCACATCTGTGGCGTGTTAAGTGTACTCCATTAGTAGACAGCCAAGAGTACAACGATATTTTACGCCGGCTTGAAATTAATGACGATACAGGCGAAAGCACAGAAAAAACATTACGAGACCTACTAAGCACATATAAAAAAGAGCTAGACATTACTAACAAGGTTGTTGCTCAAGCAGAAGCAGAGGTTCCTGAAAGTGGTTACGATACAAGCAAATATTATGTTGTGCCCGCTGACAGCACAGGTAAACCATTAGAACCAACAGGGCATAACGCAGACGAAGCTAATATTACTTGTGATACTGCTTTGATTACTGCTGATAGTACCCGAATTTCGCCTATTAATACAAACGCATATAACGGATATCTTATCGGTGACGGACTTGCTCCAAACGGTTTCCCAATAACAATGGGCACATCATTTTCAACCACTGCGCTTGAAGGTGATTATATTTTAAGATTAGATTTTTTGCCAAATAGGTTATTCCGTTTTGACGGAGCACGATGGATTAAAGTAGAAGACGATGTTCGTAGCAAACTTACCCCCGGCACGGGTAATACACTTAGAGACGGGTTTGTTCAAAATACTGCTACAACTACAACAGACGATAATAGAACTATCAAGCAACGCCAAGGGCTTAGTGACTTGCTTAAAGCTGAGGAAGACGCATAATGGCTAACCAATTTTTTTATGACAATCAAATTCGGCGATTCTTACTACAATTTATTCGTGCTTTTAGTAATTTTCAAGTTGAATATGGAAAAGACAGAGACGGTAACAACACCTTAGTTACTGTGCCTGTAAAGTACGGTGACGCAACAAGAATGGTTAGTAATATTCTCAGAGATGGTAGCGAAAATAAGATCATTCCTACGCCAATGATTAGTTGTTATATCACAACAATGGAATATGCACAAGCTCGTATGCAGGATCCAACATTTGTTGACAAACGCCATATTCGTATGCGTAAATTTGATGACGACACAGGTGAATACTTAACTGTGCAAGGAAATGCATTTACTGTGGAAAGGTTAATGCCTGTACCATATAATCTAACAATCAATATTGATATTTGGACTAGTAACACTAATCAAAAACTACAATTATTAGAGCAAATATTAGTGCTGTTTAACCCTGCACTAGAAGTACAAAGCACAGACAATTACTTGGATTGGACTAGTCTAAGTTATATTGAATTACAGAGCACCACCTGGAGTAGTAGAACTGTACCTGCCGGTGTAGATGAAATGATTGACATTGCGACATTAACATTTTTAGTTCCGATATGGATTACTGCTCCTGCTAAAGTTAAAAAGCTTGGTGTCGTACAAAAAATTGTTGCAAGTATTTTTGATGAATCAGGAAGCATTAGCGACGGTGTTATTGATAGAGACTTGTTATTAGGCACACGAATGATATTCACTCCTATGAACTTTGGCATACTTCTAATTGGTAATACTATACAAATAATAGACAATAGCCAGAAGATGTGTCATGGCGTGCTTTAATTAACCAATACGGAGAGTTGCAAGCAGGCATAAGCCAGATCAAAATAGATGTTGGCGTCGGTGAAATTGTTGGTACAGTTGCCTTCCACCCAAGCGACGATTATAAGCTATTGTTTACCATTGATGCAGACACAATGCCGACAAATGATTTAAGTCCTGTAATTAAAATTATTAACCCATTACGAATAGGACCTGACGCTGGTCTGGCGGCCACTTCTGTTGGACAACGATATCTTATTTTAAATGACATAGGTATAAGTGTAAATACAGACGGTGCAGATGCTTGGAAGGGCACCGATAATAGTGATCTAATTGCTAATGCAAACGATGTTATAGAATATAATGGCATTAAATGGGATATATTATTTGACAGCAGTATAGAAAAGGGTGTACATTACATCACAAACACAAACACGGGCATCCAATACAAATGGAACGGTACTACCTGGGTTAAGAGTTATGAGGGTGAGTACAGAGCAGGCGAATGGTCTCTCGTTATTTAAATAAAAGCGTTGGAACAATTTTTTTCAGCAAAAAAACACAGCGTTATTTGTTTGTTTTACGAAGCAAAAATAGTCATGAAAACACTTGGGCATTTGTAGGCGGAAAAGTAGAACAAAGCGAAACTGTTTACATCGCTCTACAACGTGAAATAAAAGAAGAATTAGGATTTATACCCGATGTTGAAAAAACTATACCAATAGAACAATTTACAAGCCCAAAAAAGAACTTTGAATACCATACTTTTGTTAGTGTGGTAGAAGAAGAATTTATACCAAATTTAAACCCTGAAAACAAGGGCTACGCATGGACAACAATCGATGGATGGCCAAACCCACTCCATCCAGGAGTGTTTAGCACGTTTAAAATTGAAGAAATTATTGAAAAAATTAAGACAATACGGGAAATATACACCTAGTGGGCAATACCACCAATGCTACACAGGTTAACATACTCTGGATATGTTATTTGCTTAAAATTATCCAGCCATAATAATTTATCAGGTATGTTTGTTTTTTTGTGTTCAACAACTCTATAAAAACTTACATCATCATACAAGTTTATTAAATTAACTAACTGTTTAGTCCATTTCGCATTACAGTCTTCTGCTTCAGCAACAAAATTATAGCAAGATCGTTGTTTGTAATAAATGTTTTCTGCTCCTGTTTCGTAAAAATCAAATCCTAGTAAATAAACTTCTTTGTTCCCGTCCGCACAAGCAAGCCATGCAGCAAGAGTTCCCGCATTATTAGGTTTAAAATGAGGATATAAATGAAAATGCCCTGTATGTTTAGATATTTGTCGTTGGTTGCTATATACAATATTGTCTTCACAGTACTTACTTGCAGCTATTTCTGCACACAAAAATTTGTTATTACAAATTAAAAATGTGGGTGTAAAATCGATAAAAAGTAAGTTACAACCATAGGTCTGACCAATTGGGCTAACTCCACCTTCACCACCCTTTTGACCATGTAGTAGCCTTAGGTCAAAGTTCTTTCTACTTAGCCCGTTGCCTATTATGTGGGCTATACCGTTGTGTTCTTCATTAATAATTGTTTTAGCAAACCAAACTTTATCTTCGGTTTTTCGACGATCTTTCCACGTAGTTTCTTCGATTAGCATTTCACCTTCGTAATCTGCTGTATAATATTTAAACATTAACTAGTTCCGACTAGAATCTCAATTATACCTTTAGTAATATTTGCTTTATCTTCTACTGCTTTTCCTAAAATACTGCCCGGAGGAGGAAACGAACTATCGTGCCAGGATTCGGCATGCCCTTCAACTTCACTGGTGACCATAAGATCGCCTTTAGAAACTTTGCCAGTTACTTTAGAATGCACTCGACCAAGAATCGCAACAGGAGGATGATATTCATCGGTTAGCTCTGGTTCTCTGTGAGGACTATTCATAATACAATATGGATCTGTACTTACTACACCCAAAACCTTGCTATCACCTATTTTTTTACATGATGTTACTTCGTTGTTGCCTCCAAATACTAAAACAGTACCAGGGTCATAAATTGCATCCGCGTAATATCTTTCCGCAATGTCAGCATATTTTGCTTGCTTAGCATTTGTTTCAAACCCCCCAGCAGTAGATCCATCGTGCACACGAATAGAGTCAGTAGTTACGTCAACACTTATTTCACCGAGTGATCCCGTAAAGTTGTTATTCTGGCTTGTTGTTCCTCGTCTAAATTGTAATACTGTGGGCATTTTTAATTCCCTCCATTAATATTTATTGTTTTATGCACCAACATATGATTCTCCGTCACCATAATCAATTGTTGTTGTGCTACCAATTGGTTCCATGCTATCATACACTGTACCTAAACTTACGCCAAATGCATCTGAAGCGCCCGTATCAAACGGTGTTTCGTCTCCGTCTTGATTTGATCCTTCTGCCAAGTCATAGTTTCCACTAGCCCCGGGGCAAGTAGTAATAGTACTATTAGTAAAACCCGTAACGGCCCCGGAAGCGGAACCCCAACTTAGGTTACCGGCACCATCTGTTTTCATAAGTTGATCAGCAGTTCCATCTGCTGTGGGTAACGTCCAAGTTACATTACTAGCAACTGTAGAACCCGCACGGAATGCTACATAGTTACTACTATCACTATCATAAAAATATAAAGGTGCTCGGGCAGTTAAACTTGCACCAGTACCTATTGAGGGACTTGTTAATGTTTTATTTGTTAGTGTTTGTGACCCTGTTAAGGTTACCTCCGGAGTACCCCAAGAAATATCTGTACCATCAGATTTTAATGCTGTTCCATCTCCACCAACTGCTAATGCAGTTGGATTACCACTTGCATCTCCATAAATTATTTTTCCTCTTGCAAGGCCGGCCATCTTTGCCAAAGTAATTTGATCATCAGCAATATGTGCTGTATCAATACTTCCATCAACATACTGAGCACTATCAATTGAATTAGCTGACATATGTGATAAGTCTACACTGCCATCGACCAATTCTGATGAATTAACTGAGTTAGCACCCATTGCCGCTGCATCTACTGCACCTGCTGCAAAGTGAGCTGTATCAATACTTCCGTCAACATACTGAGCACTATCAATTGAATTAGCTGACATATGAACAAGGTCAATACTTCCATCTACATAATGAACACTATTAATACCATTTTCTAAAAGAGTTTTAATTTCTGAGGCAGACTGGTCTGCTGTCGCACTTGCTTCAATAGCATTTAATTTGCTATGGTCTGCATTGGTGAATGTATTCGAATCAGTTCCTGCTTCAACAGCAGCAACGATTTCAGCATTTGTTTGGTCTGCTGTCGCACTAGATTCAATAGCATCTAATTTAGTTCCGTCTGTTGATAAATCTCTACCATCTACTGTTTCAGAGCCAGACATAACTATATTGCCTGTTATCGTGCCGCCTGCTTTAGGTAGGGCAGCACCAGCAGTTGTAGTTGTTGATGTTAAAATAGCATCTCTTGTTGCTATATCCACTCCATCAAATGTAGAGTTAGTTGTTATAGCACCTGTCATTGCTCCACCTGCTTTTGGTAAGGCTGCACTAGCAACAGTACCAGCAGTTACGCCTGTAGCAATATTTGTGTTTATTGAATTAGCTAATTTAGCTGTGGTTACAGCATCATCAGCAATATGTGCTGTATCAATACTTCCGTCAACATACTGAGTACTATCTACTGAATTAGCACTCATATGTGCTAAATCAACACTACCAGCTGCTAATTCTGCACTATCAACAGCATTATCCGCAAGATGTTCATTATCAATTGAAGCAGCCGCATAATGTTCTGAATTAATAACATCATCAGCTATCTT